GTTCATTCCTGCCCCATATGATTGCAGGTTTACCGTCCCATTTGACTGTGATATCTTTTTGTTTGTCAGGCAAGTTGTTCAACAATGATATGGCCTGTTCAGCACCTCTGGACCCTCTGTCAAAAATTAAATCTTCTGGGTGTTCTATTCTGGCACCCTCAAACACTTTGCTTACAAATGATTCATGCAGTGTGTGTTCTAGTTTGATGTTTTCTTTGTCCAGTGTGTCTGACGCATCTCCTGTCAAATCACGCCAGTTTGGCAATCTCTTGACTGCGTCCAGCACTGATTCAAATGATTGAAGATCCTTGGGATCAGATGACTTTAATAATATTTTGGCAATGGTGGCAGGATCTTTGGAAACTGTTTTGTCTGTCTTTCTGTCTACCAGTCCATTTTTCAATGACCATTTGTAACCCAATGCTTTGGCAATGGATGCCAACAATATGTTTTTGTGTGATGCCTTGTAGGCTGAACCTTCTGGTGCACCTGACAGTGCCCACTTTTGCCACTGTGGTTCACCAAACATAAAATCTGTTTGTACAAAGCCGTTGAGTTCAGAACCTCTGATGGGTGTTCTTAGATGCACATTGTCACCTGACTTTTTGATGTCTTGCCCCAATGAATATCCTTTGCCTTGTAATATGTTGACCAATTGATCCTTGGACATCTTGCTTACATCCACTGCAAGGTCAATGTCACCTGAGTCTGCTTTGATACCTGTGGAGCCCAACATATTGTATTGCAATGGTAACCCTGTGAGTTGTTCTAACCATCGTACAGTAGGCAACACATCTGCTTTTTGAATTCTTTGTGTGCCAGGATTGCCATCTACATCTTTGAATATCTTGCCACCTTCTGCCAGTGCATACTTTTGAAACACTGCATAGTCTGGATTGTCCTTACGGATTAACTGGCCACCAACATCAAGACCTCCAGCTGTTTGTCTTATGTCTTGATTAGGATTAGCACCACCCATACCTGCTACTGCTGATGTGGTGTCTATCACACCGCCCATCATGGCGGCAAATTCTTTTCTCTGATCTTCAGGATTCTGTCTGGTGTTTGTGATGTTTTTGACAAAAGGCGTGAACTTGTTTAAGTCACCAGGCTTGACCATGGTTAACACTGTGTCGTCTAAATATCTTTGTAAATTTGATTGATACTGTGCAGGATTCAAAGCCACACCGTTGTTGGCTTTGGTGAGCTGTTTAACTTTCATGTTCCAGCCTTTTTGTACTAGATCAACAAGATTGTCTACTTTTTTGTTGTTGGCAAGAGTCTGTGCTCTTTGCATGAATGTGGCATTCTGTGGTAAGTTAGGAATAGTAGGATCTTTTTTGATTGCTTGGACTAGATCAACTATGCTTACTTCATTAACCAGTTCCTTGATCTTCATCTTCCTTTCTCCTAACTGATCTATAAAACTTTTTTGGGTCTTGATGCCTGATAGCATTTATAAATTTTCTTTTTAGATCATCTGCTTGTTCAGGAGTGTATAGAACATTAAACTGTTCCATTAGGTTGATTGCTGATTGAATTATATTAGATGCTCTGCTTTCCACCAAATGAGTCTTATCATTTGATTTGATTGGCATTTGACTTAATTCAGTTAGTATGGATCTAGTATATTTCTGCATGGTACTACTTCGTAACAGTTTTATTTACCATACATCAGCTCTCAAACACTATGTTTTTAGATCAGCCAACAGGCTTTTAAGTTTACTAGATTGCACTTCGGCAGTTATTTTAGGTTGATTAACTTCAGTGACCTGTGTGTTTTCCAAATTTGCCTGTAATTTTGAGTCTTGTTTGTCTGTCATCACAGGGGCTCTTTGGTCTTGTAGTTCAGGAGGCAAGTCTGCTATCCTTAAACTTTCTAGATTAAATTCAAGATCAACCTTGGAACCTACACCTGAACTGGATCTTGTTTTCATCAACTGTATCTGATATCTGCCTCGCTCTCGCATGGCTCTGGATGTGAATATACCAAACACATTGTCTGCAGTATTGACTTTGGATAATCCACCAGCAATATGACTGTGATCAAACTCAACTTCTTCTACTGCTGATCTATTCAACTGCGAAGCAGTCACAAACACAATGTCCAACTCTTTGCTCAAGTTTCTGAGTTCTTCTGACACATACTTGTCCTTGATAAACAGATCATTGGGTGATACTTTGGCAGTGATTGGCATCAACAGATCCAAATAGTCCACACACATAAAGTCTGGCTTGATCTTGTGTTTGATTTCTAGTTCTTTGATATAAGCTCTGATGTCATTAACTGTGCTCTGTGCAGGCATATATTTGATCTGTAACCTACCTGCTTTCTTGGCCACAAGTTTTACTTTCATTTCTACATTGTCAATGTCTTTGAATATTTCTTTGGCGGCTGTGTTAGTCATCATGGAATCTATTCTCATGGCACACAGTTCTTCTGAAAGTTCTAGTGTGATGTACACACCTGACAATCCTGTCTGTGTCCAGTTCACTGCTAGATTCTGCATGAACAACGACTTACCAGAACCAGACCCACCAGCAAATATTTGCAGTTCACCTTTGTTGAATCCTCCATACAAAGGCTTGTCTAAATTAGTCCAGCCTGTGCTGACCTGTCCATTCTTGTCTTTCAATGAAGTCAATCTGGCTTTGGGATCTTCAAAGTAGTCTATGCCCATATCTTTGGTCAAAGATATTTGTACTGCATCCTTCACAATCTTTTCCACAGGACCATAGTTGCCTTTTTCCAACATATCAGCTGACTTAAGAATAGCTCGCTCTAGTTCTTGGCGTCTAGTAAAGCCTTCAAACTCTTCCAGGAACCAATCATAGTGTCCTGTGTTGATGTCATCAATGGATTCAAGTTTGACTTTGGTCACTGCTTCAATCTGTTTTTTGTCAGGCAGTGTTTTGTGTTTGTCTGTGTGTTCTTGTATGAATTTGGCCGCAGGTTGTAGTGTGCGATCAAAGTTTTCAGGATTGAATATGTTTTGTACTCTGACATATGATTCAGAGTCTTGTAACATCATTTCTAGAAACAGTCTTTGTGTGTCAACAGAATATTCTTTTGCCATTAGTGTAATATATTATCTATTTGTTGGGTTGTCTAGTTTTCTTTTTATCAAAAGAGTTTTCTGGAGAAGTTTCTTTTTGGAATTGCCAGTTGTGAATTTTATTTTTTTCTCCGCCCCATTCATCTTGGATCTTTGTTTTTTGTGCTTTAGTAAAGTTCCAGTCCACATCCATGGGTATGTTGAATGATTGACTCAACAATGTTTTGTATTCTCTCATGCGAACTTCTTTGGCATTAAAACAGTCATGCCACGGAAAGTCTGCAAACTTTAATGACCATAACTTATCAAAGTCCAGACCTAGTCCAGCACCATAGAATGCATAGTATCCTGAAACTTTATACCATGGTAAGTTTATCAATTGATTGTTACAGTAATCTGTCAAGTCATTGGACTCATCTGATGTCATGTATTCATTTTTCCAAGATCGAATAAAAGGTGTTTCTCCTGTGATTGTGTATCCAAACTTTGCAGGGTCTCTGGCTATTTCAGATGGAAATGCATTGTACTTGGCATTTTCAATTCTGAATGCAATATAATTCATGATACTCAATGGTATGTTTTTGTGATTTTGTATCCATGTCAATCCATCCATGATGTCTGCTTTGGATTCTCCAGGTAACCCAACCAACAAATTGGAGTGTGTGTTGAAATAGTTTCTGCCCAATGAATGTCCTTGTTTGCGAGGATAGTCCACCAACAGTTCAATGTTGCTCATCACTCTGTCACGATCTGACATCTTGTTGATGTTTTTACCTGCTTGTTTGTTCAATGTTTCTATGCCAAACTGTGCCGCTCTTAGACCTATGTTATACAAACCTTCAACCATGCCAGGTAACACCAACAGGTCCTGTCTGAGATATGACCAAAACTGTATGGGCTTGGGCAGTTGTCTGACCACATTGCCTATGGATTCTATTTTTTGCACAGTGTCATTGAATGTGTCATCTGAAAACATATATCTTGTGATACCATATCTTTCATAGTTGTCTGTCATTTCTTCTAACAGTATGTCTTCTTGACGCACATAATCAAATTTCTTTTTGCCTATGAAAGGATAAGAACAAAATTTGCATTTAAAAATACAGCCACGAGCTATTTCAATAGGCAGTGTTTCTCCTTTCAAATAACAGTCATAAGACCTTTTGATTGATTTCACAGAATCAAATTCTA